TGGTGTGATACCACTATGGAGCTAGTTGACCTAGCAATACCTTTGCGACTTCCGGTATCTACAGTTTATCGTAGATTTCCCTAGAGTTCATTGGCGTTCTAGTTACCTAGTACCACCCGCCGGAGCGATGTGTGATAAACACATCGTTGCAGTCCTCCCTTGTATAACTAGAGGGGTATATGTTCTTATGTGGCACGATCACATATCCATATACTCTCTTTGGATTATACATTGAAGGTTGACTCTTGTAAGAGCGCTCTCTGACGAAATGGAATGATCTATATTCGGGAGTTAATTTTTCTTACAGGATATACTTGGACCGCCGTAGTGATACGGACAGTATATATATATACTGTTTACCGAATAAAGTATCCACCTCAATTGTTTATTAAGAATTTATGGAGACCAATAATAGAAATAAATCTAAATTGAATAACCATAAACCACCGCAATTAAGCGGCCCTGTTTTTTACACAGGCTTCATAAAATTATTATGAAAACAAATGACGTGAATAGATTTAACTTATGACCCTGGTGTAGATTTAAAGTTCATTTCAAAGTTCTTTAATCTCCGCACCATGGTCAAAGTTAAGTCATCATACGCAATGAATGTTCTTGTCCCACTTTTCTCAAAGATGGACACCTTGTTGTGAAACAGGGGTCCACGTTCTTTAATAAAATATATTAAAGAACTCCGTCCGCAAGTACTTAAAGTTTTAAGTACCGACAGATGTGTCAATGAGGGAGGTGATTATGTTTTACCAAAGATTTTGAAAAACTTCAGGGGATTCCTTGAGCATGTCGTAACTCTTAATAGTGACACTTTTTGTAAAAATTGTGAACATCTATTACGGTTATTACTAACACTCTTGGTTTCTACTAGGAGTTTAAAGATACATATTGAACATAATGTCTCAAGTATTATCCATAGTTCACAAGTAGAGCTCCCTGATAATATACAGGCTTATGCAAGATTGTTTTGACAAAATTTCGGTAATAAGCGGCCTTTTCAACGAGTTCCTAAGTCTCTTAGGTGGAAGAAGTTCCATCCGACTTCTAAAGGCGGACCTAATGGTCATGCACTTAGTAGTTATATTGAAGATTTGAAAACTCTTCGATATCACCCGGAATTACTCCATTCTTTAAGAATGGTGGGTGGGAGAGACTTCTCTAACACGTTAGATGTGCTTTTTCAGGCATCTAACTTAGGATACTTGGATGTAGTAAACCAATTTAATAAGAAACCACATGTTTTTAAGCATGGGTTACTTAGAAGATTGGCGTGATTACAAGACAAGGAAGGTAAAACGAGAGTTGTAGCAATTTTTGACTATTTAAGTCAATCAGTGCTTCAACCCTTGCATAACTGACTTGCCTCTATTCTGAAGAGAATAGACCAAGATCTCACGTTTGATCAGGGATTATTTAGGAAGATTTTAAAGTCCAATTATGGAGAATTCTACTGTATTGACCTTACGGCCTTTACTGATAGGTTCCCTGTAATTGTAAACAAGATCTTACTAGAGGCCATCCTTCCAGAAGCATATGTTAATTCATGGTTAAATATCATGACGGGACTACCATTTTGGGACCCTCTTGGTCGCGAAAATATCCGCTATCAAGTTGGAAACCCTATGGGAGCCTTATCATCATTTAATTCAACGGCGCTTGCACACCACTTTGTGGTTTTTATTGCATGCTGTGAATGTAACATAAACTGAAAGAAGCTTGAGTACTGTCTTCTAGGTGATGACTTAGTCATCAACAATAAAGAAGTCGCTCAAGTGTACATTTCTTTGATAGGTAAGCTTGGTGTAGAAATTAATTTCACCAAGTCTTACGTCTCTAAACATTTTTATGAATTTGCCAAAAGGTGAATTTATAAAGGTTCAGAGCTATCACCTTTTCCTCTCTCAGCTTTGAAGAGCTGCAGCAAGCGATATTACATGCTTACTGAGGTTCTTCTTAACCAAGAGTGTGAGAAGGGTTGGAAGTGTGCAGAAGGCATTCCTGATGCTGTTCAGCATTACTACAAAGCTGTCAAAGGTATCTCTCGTAAGAGATATTTAAAATATATCTTTGACAACTCTGGTACTGTAGAAACCATACTTCGTTGTATGGTAGGTTCTATTACCGCTGGTACTTGTATAAATACAATTATCAGAAAGTATAGTGACCTCAGGGATGTTCCAACTGTGACCGAGGTAACTTCAAAGAAGTTATTAGGTCAAGCTGCAGCATCTCTCTTCCACAGTAGTAAGAAGGTTAGGAGAGCAAAGAAAGGTGAATCATTGATGAACTTTTTCAGTTCTACAATTGTTTTCATCCAATCTGAACTCAATAAACCAACTTACAGTAATGCTGGGAATTCGTACTTTGGCTACAAGGTTTTCCGTTGTTTACCAGTCACGCATTGTTTCATTACGATCGTGGATGCCAACTTCGCCTTGGAGCAGAAGGGGTTAGATACCATTCAATCTAGTAAGGATTGGGACATATGTTTACGTTCCACATCCTTACCAGCTGATGACAAAGTCTTTAGCATTCGTGCTGAAGAAAGAGTCGCGGTACTATCTTCTTCCATAACGCGGTCACTTCGTAGTACCCTCTTTGATTTTATTCAATGTACACCCTTATCATCGGATGTATATTGCATCTCAGAGGACTACGTCGATGACAGCTAGGACCAAAGAACATTCCTGCATCGAAGCTGCTGGCGCTTGCCAGGTTCCATCTAAATGGACAGCTTAAGCTGCTACCGCTTGGTAGGCTCCGTCTAAAACGGACAGCTTGTCTGCACAAAGTTATAATTTTGGAGTTAGATCATTCCTGACCAAACCAATCTTATAACCCGTTCACACGGGGGGAGTGCAG